AAAATATTAGGAACTTGAGAGAAGAGGAGGACAAGAAGGCTAACGAGATCATTAGAATAAAGGAAGCAAAAGAAAGGGAGGCTAGAAGAATAAAGGAAATAGAAGAGAAAGTAAGACTTAGAAGAGAGAACCCAGATATGATGACGGGTATATCTGAATCAGAGCTAAAAGCAGCGAGAGAGTTTACAGATAAGATAGATAATCCTACGTTTACTGATAGAGTGGCTGAAGTGTTTAAAGCACCTGCTAGGTATATAACGAATCCAATTGCTGCATTGGGGGATTTTGATGCTGCTATACATGGAAGTACTAAGTTACCTAATACCATAGAAGAGCGTAAGGTAGACCTAGCTAGGAAACACGGCTCAGCTTACTTGACTAAGGATGCCATGAAAAAACTGGATGATAAAGCCAGCGGGGAGTTAGATGATATACTATTTAATGCTGGCGTAGAATTAGGTACTTTAGGAGTGTTCAAAGGATATAAATATCTGAAGAATTTAAATGCAATGAAAAAGGTTGTACCAAAGAAGCTAGCTGCTGAAACTGCAGCACATGTGGGTAAAGAAGTAGTTGAGGGTACGGCTAGTTTGATTGATAATGGTGGTAAGACTACATTTACTTCTTTTGCCGATTGGAAAGAAAAGCCTAGTTGGGCTAGAGATTTTAAAGCATCGAAGAATCCTATTGGTTATGATAAGTTACCTCAGTACGGTGATGTTAAACCTAAATCATCACTGGATTGGGGTAAATGGAATAAAGAGATTCCTGGTAATAAAGCTTTGATGGACGAATATGGTGCTATAGAAGCAGCTGCTAAAAAAGATGGTACTTGGATGAAGAATGCTGATGGCACACCGTTTAAAGGAAGTAACCCAACTAAAGAAGAATTAGCTCAACATAGTGTTGATATGACTCCCGAAGAAGCTATTCAAGCGCAGTTTATACAGCAACGATCTAAAGATTTTAAAAAGGCTTTTCCTAAATGGGAAATGGCTTATCATGGTACCCATCAACGTGATTTAGTCGATGTTAAAAATAGTTTAAATAGAAGACAAGCTTTTGGGGAAGGTTTATATACTACTAAAAACAAAGAAGAAGCTGCTAAAAGATATGCGAAAACAGGTAAAGCAGAAAAGTCAAAAGTTCACACTTTGGCAGTAAACACTGAAAATAAAACAGTATTTCCAAACTCAAGAGATGAAGTACAACGAGATCTACGTGACTGGAATAAGAGCGACATACTAAGCCAAGAAGATGCTCTAAATAAATACAAAAAATATTTAGGAAAAGATAAATTAGAAGATTGGGAAATAAGAGAGTACTTGGAAAATATACCCGTAAAAGAAAACATGCCTTCTAAATATAAAAATCTAGGTGAAGTAATAGAGCTGCAAGATAAAGGTTGGTTACTAACTAAAGGTAAACCTAAATCCTTAATAGGAAATAGAGGTACATTTAATATGTCCAATCCAAACATTTACAAAGCAATAGCAGCACCAGTAGGATTTGCTGGGTTAGTAGGATCCATATTAAATAAGAAAGAGTTATGATATTAAATAAGAAGAGTAAATTAAAGGGTAAATTACTTTATGCTAGTAAGCATCAAGAAGGAGGTATTATCCGTGTATCGAGCTATGATGATCCTGCATTTAAATCAGAGAGTGATAGTACAGCGTCTGCTAATGTATCTATTAAGATGCTAGCAGATATGAAAGAGTCACTGGCTAAGTATAAGAAAGCACGTAAAGATAGACTTAAACTTAATGATGATAGTTTACCAGAAGCGGTAGATCTTTATGGAAAAGAAGTAAGCGCTATTAAAAAGGTGTTTGAGTTTGTTGATGCTAGTAACGCAAACTTAAAAAAGTACAAAGACCTTGGTATTAAGCCAACTAGCTCTGAGGATATTAAAGTTAATGATCGTACTACTGAGACTATGAGCATCTTTAAGAAGCCATCACATAAGGTTATATATGTAAAGCCTAAAGAGGTAAAAAAGAAGCCAGTAGAAAAAGAAATAGAAGGACCTACCCATACTATGCCTGATGGTACAGTTATGCCTGGGGCTACTCATGGTGACGTTAAAGAAAAGGCTACACCCGCTAAAAAAGAAGATACTAAAAAGCCATCAAGTGGATTACTATACAAAAAGGAGGATGCCACTAAGACAAAAACAGTCTCCGTTAAAAAGAAAGATTCTAGCAAGCCTAAAGAACCTTATATTAAAAAGGTAGTCGGTGCTCCTGGACCGTCTGATCTTTTTTACGTATATGGTGATAGATCATTTGCTATAAATGAAAGCACATTAGATTCTAAATACTCGCACTTAAAAGATACTATGAAAACGGTAAAATATAAATAATGATATTATACAAGAAAAAATATAACACAGGCGGTATACTAAAATACCAGACAGGAGGTAAAATAGTTACTACTATATTAGATAGTAAGGAAGAGCCTGAGTTTAAAGAGTGGTATAGCAAGGTATCTAAATTAAAGGGGCTAAATCCAAACCCTGATTCTGCTGATCAATACTATGATTACAGAGGGTACTGGAAAAATGAAGATAGTAACAAGATACTAACTGAAGACAAAGAAGCCCATTTTATAGATAGATATAAACAACCAGGACATCCAACATTCAGCACTGAAAGTAAATATAGTACTGATAACACTGAAGGAGGTTCTTGGTCCCAAGATAAAAATAATAAGTGGTATTTTACTCATAGTCCTTACACATCCGAGTATGCTCGTAAGACATATGACTACTTAAGAGGTAGTGGAGAAACATCTATATTAAACGGAGACACCTTAAGGTATAACAAACCACTAATAAAGAAATAGAAATGGATAATATGAGTAAAATACCAAAATATCAAGCAGGTGCCAGAGTTCTAGGAGACGGTAGTAAATACGTAAACTATAAAAAGGGAGACTCATCTATTGACTTTTCAGGCACTGGTGATGGTGGTACTATAAATGCTAATGTTGTATCTCCCGAGTATAAAGGGTTTAAAACAAATTTAAAAGCCTCTAAAGACTTTACTAATAGAAGTACTGAATATACAGGAGATCCAAATAAATCTTACGATGTAGGTGCAGGGCTTAAATACAACTCTTCAGGTGGTATTGATTTTGGTGCAGATGTGTCAGGAGATACAGACAAGAGTACTAATATGTATGATGTCGGAGCAAACATAGGAATCACTAAAAGAAATATATCTGCTAATACTATTGCTAGAGCACAGTTTGACAAAGACAAAAAAGATTACGATATAAGATCAGCTGCTAATTATAGATCCAAGATTAAAAATGGTCAACTAGGACTAGAAACATCATTACATAATATGTTTAATAGTGACGGTATTAAAACATACAACCTTACTACAGGGGCTAATTATATATCTAATAAAGGAATTAAAGCTAGAGGAGGTTATAACGTATACTCTTCTCCAGATGTCGTATCAACTAACGCAAGTATAGGAGGTTCTTATAACTATAAGAGACCAAGGTTTGGTGCATCATTATCAGCAGATAAATTATTTTCTAGTAATACAGCTGGAGATAGTAAAACTATAAATAGTAAATCAACAACAGCATCAGGAAAGTTTAATGCTAATTTATATAAAGGATTAAACATAAGAGCTAATGCTGGATTTAACTCTACCACAAACGGGAAAAACATTGACTCATCTCTTGGTGCAGGAATTAGCTATAACCAATTAAAAAAGGGCGGTACAAGACCTTCTTGGGGAGCTAACATATCTGGTGGGATTGATTCGTCTTATGTTAAAAGGCAAGACGGTACATACGCTAAGAGCTCGTTACCTGCTTTATCTGGTAGTGTATATAAGAACATAGGTAAAAATACAAACATAACATTAGGTAAGTCTTTTAATAAGGAGGACAAAGAAAATAATAGAGGTGTGACACTAGGTATAACTAGCAGATTTTAATAATTATGAGTTTAGAAAAAGGTACAATATTATATAAAAGGGGGGGGGTATATTACTAAAAAGGAATGTATAAAATGGCAAATAATAACCGTAAAATAATCTCTATAGACGGCGGAGGTATAAAAGGAATAGTAGCTATTAAAGTATTAATGGCTATAGAAGAAGAGATGCAAGAGCTATTAACTAATAAAGTTTCTCTTGTAGCAGGAACAAGCACAGGCTCTATTATAGCAGCATCTGTTGCTAGTGGGGTTCCTATGGGAGAGTTGTTAGATAAGTATATAGCATTTGGAGAGGATGTTTTTAATACTTGTTTCTTAAGGAGGGTAACTAACTTGTTTGGACTTAGAGGGTCTAAATACAAAAAACAAGACTTATCTGCCCTTATATATAAAGAGCTTGGTACAGATCTTATTGGTGATTTACATAACGATTTACTCATACCTTCTTATAATATGACTAAAGCAAGACCTGAAATATTTACGTCTAAAAGTCGTATAGATGTAGGATCTGCTGTTATTGCGTCTTCATCTGCTCCTACTTACTTTAAGCCTATGATTATAAATGGGTCTGAGTATATAGATGGAGGTATTATAGCTAATAACCCTGCTATGCTAGCATACACTGAGATTAAAGCTAAGTATAATACTATAGCTTCAGATATATCGATTATATCTGTAGGGTGCGGATCATCTCCTAAGGTTTATAAGAAATCTAGTAGATGGCCTACGTATAAGTGGATAAGACCTTTATTAGACGTAGCAGTAAACTCAGATATGTCTATAGTACATAACCAACTCGTAAAGATTTATAAATCGATAAAATCTCCTGAAAACTATATTAGAATAAATGAAAAGATAACAAGCTCTATGAATAGTAGTATGGATGATGCATCACTTAACAATATAAATTGTTTAATAGAGTTTGGTGATTATGTTGTTGCTAAAAATATGAATCGTATAAAAGACGCAGCAATAATGTTGTCAAACCGTTAATTGAAGTAAGCAAGAGATATCCTTTTTTATTATACTTCTTTTGCTTACTTTAATTGTGTAATAGGGAAAATCCCTGCGCAATACGGCAAATATGAAAAATACAAGAATATTCTTTAAGCTAGGAGAATTAGTCCAGCTTAAACAAGATATACCAAACAAACCCATTATGATGGTAGGTAAGATACCGAAGTCAAGAAGAGTGATGGAAGACGCACCTAGCGTGTTAATTGGTGTAATATGTTTCTGGTTTACAGAAGACAAAACCTACCAAGAAAAGCTGTTCAGCACAAAAGACCTAGAAAAAGTAAAAGTATGCTAAAGTTCACTGTTCTAAATGAGCAAGTTTTACTAGATCCTAATATCATTATGATAGAGGAGTTTAAAAACCTGTACGATTATGGAGAAAAAATAGAAAGCAATTTAGGATCAAGATTCTTATTGTATGTATTTTATTGCTGTGATCTAACGCCTTCTAATCCAATGAAGGATATTGACTATAGGGTTAAAGAGGCTCAGGCTATGTCTAGAGCATTTAGAAATTCTAAAAAGTCTTTTCTTGCTAAGGAAAGGATTATGGTTGATGCTGCTATTGATGCATATAACTTCTTTAACGAAACATCTGCAGAGCGTGCTATATTAGCAATGGATAAAAAGATAGATGAAGCAAGGACTGTACTTGAAGAAACTGATATAGAGATAATAAAGAATATAAAAGCAACAGATGGTACTATAAGCTACGCATCTAATGAAACTATATTAGGTAACCTATCTAAAAGAATAGGGGATCTTATGACGCTAAAGATTCAAATATCTAACTCTGCTAAGAAGCTAGAGAACTCAGGTAGGGTTCGTGGTGGTAAGGGATCATCTCTTATTGAAAGAGGTAACCATATTAGAAGAGGAGGTAAAAAGAAGAAGATAGAAAAAAGAGAAGTTAAGTAATGAACGACTATAACCAACCAGAGATAGATGCTAAGAATGAGTATGATCCATTCGACCTTCCTTTCCTTAAAATGGATGATAGAGGTAGAATATGGAACGGCGAATTTGATGTAACAGATTCCCCGGAAAGGTTGTTGGGTGTTCCTACGGGAGATGAAGACATAAAAATAATTGATTACCTAGTACACAGGCCGCTACCAAAAGAATTACTTAAATGGCAAGTTACACCTAACTACCACCCAGATAGTCTGGATATGGATGTATGGTATGAAGATATACTTGAGTTTAGCTATGACGGTGTGTGGGTTGACGGCGAGTACTTTAATCCTTTCTTTGTATATTGGATGAATGTATTTGTTTTTCCTGTTCCCGTTATCGGGAGTGATGGTAAACCTACTACAGATTTTGAGACTTCTTTTGCTGCTTACTGTAATATAGACAGATACTTCTTTGATTACTGCTGGAAGGCAGAACTTACAAGAAAAGATATCGCTATAATGGGAGGTAGGGGTGTAGGTAAATCTTACATGATTAATTGTATAATTGATAGAGAGTTTAGACTATTTGAAAAGTCTTGGTCTTTAGTATCATCTACTAATGAGGAAACTACATCAGAAGCATGGTCTAAGATAGAGCAAGGAATAGAAGCAATAGAAAAACAACACCCAGCACTAAAATATAAATTAATTACAGACTCTCACATTAAGAAACTATCTGGAGAGAATATAGAATTACCCGATGGTACTACAGAAATGTCAGGCCACTTATCTTTAATAGAGAAGATTACATACGGTAAGAACGGAGGTAAAACTAGGGGTAAGCGTCCTACTAAACAACTAATAGAAGAGTTTGCAGCATTTCCTCCTTCTCATCAGAAGGGTAGTTTAGGTGCATGTATCGGAGAATCTAGAGGTTCATGGTATGTACTATCAGGACTAAAAAAGTGTACAGTAATGTATAGTGGTACTGGTGGTACAGTAGAGAATGACGAAGCTGAAGGTATCTTTACAGAGCCGGAGGTTAATGAAATACTTCCTACAAACGACTGGGGTGAGACTACAGGATTCTTTTGTCCTACGCACGTAAAATATGCAGGTACTTGGGAAGAAACTGGGTGCCCTGATATAGCGCTAGCAACGTCACTAGTAAATATAAAAAGAGAAAAAGCTAAAGCTAATCCTAGTTCTTATCTAACACTTCTTCAGGAATTCCCTATGACTGTTAGAGAAGTATTCACTAAGAAAGGAACTAACTTATTTAATCAAGATAAAATAGCTACCCAACGTATTAACATTATACAAGGAGGAGATAACACACCTAAGCCGGGTAATGGATTCTTAAATTGGAAGAGATCTCCTACCGGTAAAATAATAGGAGTAGAATGGGATGAAACTCCACATGGAGATATATCAATTTTAGAACACCCGCATTGGCTATCTGAATCAGCTAATGATAATGAAAGGTCTCCTATAGAGGGACTTTACGTAGGAGGTTGTGATAGTATCGATCAAGGTACGTCAGACTCATCTTATGCTACCAACAACAAAAAGGGTTCTGAGCTAGCAATACTTATAAAGAAGCGTGTACTGGATGGAGGATATTTTAGGACTACTTCTAATCTTTACGTAGCTAAGTATAATAAAAGGTCCTCTAATGTTAGAGATGATTGGGATAATGCACTTAAGCTATCTTACTACTTTAACGCAGAGGTTAATATTGAATACACTAAGATTGGTATTGTGTCTCACTTTAGAGATAATAAAATGTACCACATGCTTAAAAAGAGACCTACAATTAACTTAACATCAGGAGATCCAACAAAGAACACACATTTAATAGGTACTACAGCAGGAGGTACAATCATTGACCACCAAGATATGAAAGTAGCATCTTACATAGACAGCTTTTACGATCAAATATGGTTTATGGAAATGCTAGACCAGCTTCAAAACTATAACAGAGATGACCGTACAAAGTTTGATATGGTAATCGCTATGGGGCTTTGCGAGCTTGCAGATGAAGACCTTATGGGTAAGGTAGCAGGTATACCATTACCTAAAGAATCTAAAAGTTTACAAGCATTTGGTTACTATACAGACCCTAATACAGGATATAAAAAGTATGGGGTTATACCAAACCAAGAAAGTAGAAGAGATGAGATGACTGAAATACTAAAATCAGAGGCCGACAAATTTAATAAGCACGGCGGTGTACAATGGATTGATATGACCGATCCTAAAAACCCTGTAGTAAATTACTAATCTACTTTTATTCTCGGCACTTAATTCCTATTATTACTCATACAAAATAAGTAAATATGGAAAAGTTAAGCATTACTCCGANCAATATGAATGTTGTTGCGGAGATTCATAAGTTGCCTACTATGGAAGATGGTGTATATTTAGGAGAGTCTCCTGAAGGAACCAAAACAGCAGTAGAATTTTATTACGCTAAAGCAATTAATCTAGGTCCTGATGTCAATAGTACAAATCAGTGTCCTGAGCTAAAGTTAGGAGATGGTATTATATTCCAACAATTTGCTGGGTACCATGTAACAACAGACGATGGTTTTTGTAAAGTAGTAAGAGGAAGTGAGATAGTAGCAATAACTAGTAATTTAGATGATATGAATGTTGACACAATAAAACCTACAAGAGATAGAATTTTAGTAAAGATAATTGACCAAGATGTAGTTCAAGATGGTATATACGATCCTTCTTCAGCTGATCCAAGAGAGGCAGATGTACAAAAAGGAGAAGTAATAGCTTGTGCTGATGGTGCTGATAATTATAAGGTTGGTACTATTGTAGCGTTTGACCCATATTGCGGTAATATGATTTTAAACGAAGGTAAGACAAAGTTAAAAACTATTAACAGTTTTGATGTTTTATTTTCACTAGAAAAATAATAGATGAGTGGTTTTGCAAAAAGTTATAACAACATAGAGGACGTACACACCACAGAGGAAGAGAAGAGCACCTTTTCTTACATGCGGCAAGCTACTGACCATTTTATAACAGCACTAGTAGATGAAAAGCCTCGTATTAGAACGGCTAGAAATCTATATGATGGTGTAAGAGATGGGCAGGAGTTTAAATACTTAGAGGAAACCTTTGGTATTGAAACTCCTATGAGTATAAAGATGACTCCTTTAATAAAAACTAGAATAGATGTATTACTGGGCCTTTTATTAGACGAAGTATTTACATTTAAAATGTCTGTTAATGACAATGCAACTCTTACAAAAATAGAGAAGACTAAGCTAGCAGAAAAAGCTAGAAAGGTATTAGAAGGGTATGATAACCAACTAGAGAATAACTATAAAAGAGCAGAAAACGGAGATGATCCTAAATCTGATGTAGTTACTGATGAGTATATAAACTCAGTGAGTACTATGGTAGATGAAGAGTTTATTTCTAACTTTGAGATAGCTGCACAAAGTCTGGTAAAATTTTTTAGCCAAGACAGGACTATAGANCTAAAGCAAAAAGTAAAGCAATATTTCTTAGATCTCCTTTTAACAGGAGAAGCTTATTATAGAGTAAGAATAGATAAAGAAGGAGCAGATCCAGTATTTGAGATATGTAAACCTGAAAATATTTTCTTTAATAAAAATACTAACCACCAGTTTATGTCTTCTGGTCATACGCCGTATGTTTATGCTGTTGTGCATAGAAGGTACATGAACAGAACTGAGATACTTTCTAGGTGGGGTAACAAAATGAATAAAACCGCTAAAGATAAAGTATTTGGAGAAATATCTAAAAGCGGAAGAGAAATAANTGATTCTAGNCATCTAGGTCACATATTTAATAAAGANTCAAATAACTCTACACATAACCAGCACATTAATGATAACCTAGACTCTATTGCTGTATACGAAGTAGAGTTTTTAGTTAATAATGAGGTTACTTTAGAAGAAGCAGTAAAAGAGTCTTTTAGAACAACAGAGTCAATAAAGTCTAGTAAGTACTACACAGATTCTTACGGTAAAGATCCAGGAAGTGGTCAAGTTAATAAGAAGGGATACAGATTAGATAGATACCAATCAGTTAGGATTGGAGACGATATATANCTAGAAATGGGTAAATCAAGATGGACACCTAGAAGTATGGGTAATCCTTCTTCTACAGTATTATCATTTAACGGNGGTGCTTATAACGATAGAAATGGAGTACCGTATTCTACAGCACTGGCACTAAAAGGACTGCAAGATTCTTATGATATTGTAACGTTCTTTAGAGATAATTTAATTGCTAACTCTGGAGTAGATGGATCTAGGGTAAACTTAGCTGCTATTCCTAAAGTACTAGGAGAAGATTATATGGAAAGAGTTCTAAAGTTTGTTTCTTTACGTAAACAAGGTATAGAGCTTTATGATCCTACAGAAGATGGTGCTCACTTGTTTAGTGGGTATGGTGATTTTAAGGGGTCTCTTAACGGTAATGTTATAAATGACCTTAACTTAGTACTAGAGTCAATAGAAAAGCAAGCAGATACAGTAAGTGGTATAAATAGACACATGTATGCAGCAGCTGAAGCTAGGGATGCTGTGACTAATGTTAGAGTAGGTCAACAACAAGTGTCACTAATTACTAAAGACCTTTTTGAAGTATTAGGTACAGTAAGATCTTACATGATATCTGATCTAATTAATGCAGGTAAGATATCATATAAAAAAGGTAAGCGAGGTTCTTACGTTGTAGGGCACAAGCAAATAATATTTGACGTACAGGCAGAAAACTTCTGTTATACTGATTTTAATATACACGTTATAAGAAACGGAGAAGAAGCATCTAAGGTAGATAAAGTAAAAAGTCTTATACCTGAATTAGTTGGTATGGGTGCTTTAGATCCTGATGTTATAATTAAATTAACACTTTCTGATTCACCTACAGAAATGGTTAAGATCATAAATAATAGTATGGCTAAGACTAAAGAACAAAATGATCAAGTAGGCCAACTAAGTCAGCAAGTAGAACAGTTAACTGCTCAGCTTAAAGAAGGTGAAAAAGCAGCACAGGAATTTGACGCTCAGATAAAGAGGCTGACATCTCTAGATAAAGAAAATAAAAAGAGAGAGTTGGATATAAAAGAATATGATGCTAAGGAGAAGTATAAACTAGGTTATAAAAAGCTTAGTATAGAAGAGATGGAAGCTGTGGCAGAGATTAAAAAAGATAAACAAATAGTACAGCTAGAAAGAGAGCAGATATACGCAGAGTCGTCTACGGGATCTTCTAGGGAAGTAAGAAATAATTTCTAATGGCAGATAATAGAAAAAGATATAAAATAAAATTAGACGAGAAAACACTCGTAACAGTTTTAGAGCACCACTTGTATAAACCCAGATGGATTAAATACTTCGGTTCAATTGAAGCAGTAGAAGAATTCATTAAAGAAAGCAATAAAGATGAACATTAGAGAAGTAGAATCAATAGCTACATCAGGAGCATTACTAGACACATCATTTAGAGTTGATGGTGATGTAGAAAATGTAACATTAGCTTGGGATAGCGAAGAAAGCAAATTAGGAGTACTAGATTATAATATTAATTATAATCATCTCCCTTACAGTATAGGTACTGAGGGTGTAAAAAAAGTGTTTTTAACCTATAATGGTAGAGACCCTAAAACAGGCCGAGTAATAGAAACAGTGGTTTTAGAATCAGCTGACTCAGCTAGCCCTGTTTTAGAAGCGGATAGTGACTACATTTCTCCAGGATATAATAACTCAAACGAATGGCATTATAATCCATCAGAGTTTACATACCCATCTGAGATCCTTAGTCTTACTAATCCGGCAGATTATTACAACCAGCCTTATGATTACAGAGAAGGATTTACAGTAGTTAAACAATTCCTTACAGCAAATGCTAATCTAGCTCCTGGAGAACCTGCTTACACAGCGTTTTATAGAGCCCCTACTGTTAATACGTTTGTTCCAGCTAATACATCAAACAATAAGATATATGTAGATGGTTGGTACACATCATACGTAAGTACAGTAAAGACTTGGGAANCTGCGGACCCTACAGTAGCAGGTGCAAGNTCAGGAGATATATTATACAAAGACGACGCTTTTTATATTAACACTACAGGTGTAGGAGGATCATTAGATGCTGATGGAATACCTGATGACGTTAACTGGAAAAAGTCCCCAACATTTGAGGAGTGGCAAACACTTATGAGAGACAATGTAGGAGANCTTACTACAACTGATCCTATATACTTTATAGAAACACAGCATTTAGTTACTGTAGAATTAGGAGAAGCAATACTTTCTGAGATTGTTAAGAACTGTGCATCTAAAGCCTGCGACTCTCCTACATTTGGAGTATCACATGTTAGTATGTACATTAAGTTGTTACAAAAAAGATTAGCATCGTGGGTCAAGTTTAATGAAGGACTATATCATGAGGTATCTGATATACTTGAGTCTTCTCGTGCTTTATGTTCACAATGTTTATATAAATAATATGATACTAAATTATTCAGATAGTTACGAGCCTTGGATTAATGAAGGTTATAAAGCAATAGGTAATATACAGCTTTATATAACTCAGAGTGCTCCATTTGTTGGAGACAGCCAAGCATTAGATAATGCATTTGCTCATTCAATAATGATTGAGGCTCTTATTGATCACTTTAAGTATATTAATAATAGTGATAGAGGATTAAACGAGTCATTATTAATGTGCCTTAAATCCATGATAAAAAAAGATATTTGTAAACCGGCGGGTAACAGCGTTAAAAAATTAAAATAATATGGCAACTTTTTCAAACCCAGTATTGGGTCAATCATTGTTTAGTAAGTCTGGAAATAGTATATACAACGCTCCTGACACAGATAGTAGATACATTAAGTATACTAACGGAGATACTACTATATCTCCTAACCTATCTCATGACCACACAAGGATTTATTACGAAGCTCCTATTGGAGATACGTCAGACGTAACATTTATAGCACCTATAAATACAGAAGATCGTTCTTTGCACTGGTTTTCAATTAATAATAATAACACATCATCTAAGAAGTTTATATTTTCTGCGGATTATGTATTTTTAGATGATATGGCTGGTGACAGAACTTATACAGTAGAAGCAGGTAAAACAATTGTTTGGTATGGTACTTACTATAATGATAAGCTAAGATTAAGAATAGCATCAGAAAGCGATTAGATCTTGCTTCCTAGTTAAAGAAGTTTAGATTAATTTGATATTGTTGGTAAGGGTAGCACAACTAAAACAGCTCCCGTAATAAGTAAATAAGAATAAATATGAGTAATCTAACAACATTAGATGATCTTCACGATGATGAAGAAACAGTAGAAGTACAAAATACAGGAGAGGACTCTGGTATTGAATCTCCAAGAGCTGGATCAGCTGAAAAAGAGAAAGAAGAAGAAGATCCTAAAGAATCGGAAGAAGGCACTGAAGAATCTGTAGAAGATGAGCCTAGTAATGAAGAAGAAGGAGAGGAATCTAGCTCTTCAGGTATTGATCAATTCTTAGCACAGCACGGTATTGTGGGTGGTATGATCACATTCGAAGGAGAAGACGGAGAAGATCCTGAAACAAAACACTTTAACGAGTTAACCGCAGAAGAGCAGTTTAATATCTTACACGATCTTACTGATAACTCAGGGAATGAAGAACAAGACATCAGTAAGATATTAGATGAAGATGAGATTGGTTTACTATCTTGGGTTAGAGAGCAAGGAACAAGTGTAGAGGATGCTATTGATAAATTAGCTACAGAAAGATTTGAACAGCTTAAGAACTTTGAAGGTGGTCAAAGATATGAAGATATGCCTAGTGAAGCTATTGTAGGTAAGTGGTTAAAGGACACTAACCCTGAAGCTAGTGATGAGGACCTTATTGAAGAGTTAGAAAATCTAAAAAANGGTAAATTCTTTGAAAAGCAAGCTGACGTTTTACGTAATCAATTTATTAACGAGCAGAAACAAGAAGAAGAAAGATTTCACCAAGCTAGACAAGAAGAAGCTCAAAGAGANATTGACGAAGATAGAGTTACCATTGCTAACGCCGCTAAAAATATAGAAAGAGTGGCAGGATGGGATATTAATGAAGACATGAAGAATGATGTTTTAGAGACTTTACTGGAAGTAAATGAAGAAGGAGATTCTCAGTTTATGGCTGAGGTATTTGGAAACCCAGAGAAGTTATTTAAAGCAGCATGGTTATATAAATTTGGGGAGTCTCACTTTGATCAGTTAGAGACTTACTTTAAGAAAGAAATTACTAATCAGTTTCAGGAAGGCAAGAGAGTTGGAGAGTCTGGATTATCTAAAGAGCCGTTAGATGGGGGCTACGTTCCCAAAGTTAAAAAAGGCAAAAAAGATAGTATTAGACAGGAAAAGATAGTTAGCTTAGATGACTTGCATGAATTAGATTGATTATCCTTGTGTATGTGAACTAAATTTAGTTTACATGTAATATTATTAATTAATCAGTAATCAAGGGTGGGGATATCCATCCATAAAACAAAACAAAACAATGAAAGTTGTAGACAGAAATTCAGTTGCACAGCACTTAGGCGAAACTAAGACTGTACAAAACTTTGGTACTTTGTTGGGCTCTAAGCCTCACAAATTAGGAACAGTAGTAACTATGTACCCACATTTAGCAATCTCTACTTTAACAGATGCTTTAAAAAACGTTTATTACAACCCGAAAAAAGAAGCTAGTTCTTTTACTCCAATCAATTCTATGTGTATTGAGTGGAACATCGATGTTAACTTTATTAAGAAGGTAACTATCGTTGGAACTATTTCTGGAGAGGGAGTACAAAAAGGTGTTGAGACTATTATTTTAGGTGAAAGATACTATGATAAGCATGATACTTTTACATTAGAAAACAAGCAGCAGTTGAGAGTTATTGCTCCAGCACGTAAGTTGGCAGTTGGAAGATGGGAGTACAGAGTTGTATTAGTAGGTAATGACCCAAATAAGTCCATTAACATGGATTACGCATCAGCAGGTAGAGATACTCGTTACAGAAGTAACTACCACCCAGAATTATCTGAAAGAGGATATACTAAATGGGTAAGTAACACTGAGACTCATAGAAACTACATTTCTCGTCAGAGAGCATCTGTAGATTGGTCAGGTGATTTTGCAATGCAAGAAGATGTTTTTATCAAAACAGGAAAAGATCCTAAAGCTACTTCGTCTTACTACAAGATGAACAAGAAGGAAAAAGACTGTATGGATAACTTCTTATTGTCTAGAGAGAACAACTGTATCTTCTCTGAAACTAACTACGATGTAAACGGAAAATGTTTAGATCAAGATGACCATGGTCGTGATATTCCAATGGGTGACGGAGTTATTCCACAAATCGAAAGATACTGTGATAAATTCTCTTACTCTGTGTTTACTACTTCTGTTCTTAACGCTGTATTAGCTGCAATGAGAGAGAAGTCTGATAGACCAACTGGAAATACTTACGCAGTAGTATGTAACGAAAGATTATACGATCAATTAGGAGACTTAATGATTTCTGACTTAAGATTTCAGTCTGCTTCTGATGGAGCATATTTCTACTCTAAAGCTGCAAGCGGTAAAGTAAAAGTAGGAGCTGAGTTTGATTCTTATGAATTCCAAGGTAACTCAATTACTTTTATGCCAGATAGATCATTATCTCAGGAATATCCTGAAGGTGGTTATGGTATCTTCTTAGATACAGGTTCTGACATTGCTTCAGGAAGACCAAACATTGCTATGTTTACTCAGAAAGGTGCTGAAATCATCGCTGGTAACTTACAAGGAATGGGTGGTGCTGATGGTAAAACATCTGGTACTGTTTCTACAGGAGTTCACGGATCTCAGTATCATTTACTAGGATACAGTGGAGCTGTTGTATTTAACCCTTACAAGTCTTACATCTTATCTGAGTCTAGAACTCTTTAATAGTAAGTATTGTTATAATAATATAGAGGGAGGGTCGAAAGATCTTCCCTCTTTTGCTTTTATGTAATACATTAATTAGTTATACTTGAATAGTTATAAACTAACAATAAGTAAATATGAGCAATTTTAAAGAGTCTGATCGAGAGATTGATCAGCTAGAAAATGGAACACCTTCAGATAGAATTATTGAAATTAAGTCTATTTATAAGAATGGTAAAAGAAGTATTCAACCTGCATTAGATGGATCATCAGGATGGTGGGCCGGAGTACAAAGACTGTCTGATGAGGCAAAAGCTAAATTAGATTACTACGTAACAGTAGGATTAACAGGACAAGATTCTAGATTAAATACTACTATTGTATTAAAGAATGGTTTAACTTTTAATCTTGCAAACAATAGAGATGCTGTTAACTGGGCTTGGGTTAAGCATTGTCCTGAATTAGCAATGTCTCTTGACGATGCACAAAAAGGTAAGGCAGAGTTCTATGTACACATGGAAGGAAGAGAGTCTGAAAGAAGTAATAAAAATGAAGAGCTTATTTACGAGGCTACTAAGTATGTTATGGAAGATGCGACTACAGAGTACGCAAACAGAGCATTATTATTAGGTTTTGATATGTCTCATGAAAAGCCNGCTTCAATAAAGCAATTCTTAATAGGAAAAGCTAAAAAAAGTCCTAAGGCTATATTAAACATTTACAGAAACAAATCGATGAGAATTAACTTATTGTTTGTTAAGGCTAAGCAAAGAGGCGTTGTAACTGTTAATAAAGCTGATGGAGTTGTAAAGTATGGAGCTACTATATTAGGAGTTAGTGATGACTCTGCTATTGCGTACTTACAACAGAATGAAGATATCTTAGAGCTATTAGATCGTGAAATTAACCCACAACTTAATAACGCTAAGGCTGAAGAAGTAAATGTTTTAGGAGGTTCTGATAAACCAGCTGCTAAATCGACTTCTAAAGCACCTGCTAAAGGAACAACTAAAAAATAAATTTAGATGACTGTTAAACAAGCNTACGAATATAGTCTAATGGAGTTAAGGAAACATAAGTCTCCTTCTCTTCATTTAGAAGATTATAATTATTATCTGAACAAAGGAATACAAGAATATGCAAACGATAGGTATTCTCTTTTTGAAACTTCACAACAGTTAACAGATGATTTACAACCTTTAATGACTAGTACACTTGGTACAATATTAGCAGGAAATAAATTACAGTATACAGGGGGCTACGTGTCCTCTGTTACTGCTCTTGACGGTACCGTAACTGAAAAGCCAGTTGATGTTACAACAGGTAAAAGATATGGATCTGATTATTATCAATTCCCGTCACCAAAAAATTACTGGCACATGACAGGATCTCATGTAACTACTGTTTCTTTACGTAATCATAAGTGTACTCCTGCAGGAAGTGAAATTAATGTGCCGTCTAAAAAGCTTCCTATAGCGATAGCAAACGGTATAATTAATAATGGGTATCTTAAACCGGATGGTAAAAGACCATATCATTTATTTACCGACGGAGGTCTTTTAAGTGTTAAACCCGATCTCATATACTTAATAGGTAATAGTAGGTTAAACGTTATAAAAGATATACACATAGATTACTTAAAAGAGCCTGCTACACTAGCGCTTACAGTAACACAGAGGGATACTCCAGTTGACACATCAGATACTTTTGAGTTTCCCGAGTATGCGTGTAATGAGATTATAAAAAGGGTAGTAAAACTTATTCTTGAGGCATCTTCTGATGTTAGATTAAATACACATATACCTATTAATAAGACAACGTAGTCTTTATTACTTTGTATAAGGAGAAAAAATTACTATCATCACAAAGGGTTCGATACCAGCGGTCCCTTTAATAAAAATTATAAACCGTATTTCTTACACTGGTATAAAGAAATACACAAAATTTAAATATTATGTATACATTATCAAACAAGCAAAGAGTAGAAAACTCTAACGCTGCTATTCAAGTACGTAACGCAGCTAATGCTGAGGTTTCTTTAATTGCTAACATTAGTGCAACTGATTCACTTGTAATCCCAGGATTCGGTAAATTTTCTATTCCTTCTATTAAGTCTATTAAATTACGTAGAGCAGTTGCTCCGGTTTTAGAGGTTAAAGAATTTGATTTAGTTGCTCCAGCAGGAGTTGAAATTGGAGATTCTATCGAAGTTGTTTTTTCTTTAAAGACTTCAAGATACCAGGTTGATATTTTAACTCAAAAAGGTATTGGTACAGGTAGAGGATTTAGATTTAATACTGCACCACTTACAGCAAAAACTACTACAGCTATTAGCGCTGCAATCGTTGCTGCTTATGATTCTTATAAAAAACAGTTTCCTGTTTCTGATCTTATTTTAAATATTGAGGCTGGTACAGATGCTTCTGATATTAAGGTTTCATTGACTGCAGGTAACGAATCAGTTTCTGTAGAAAAATTAGAGATTATTAAAACAGGTCAAGGAGTTGCATCTTCTTTACCATTAAAGATTGACGAAGTAGCTACTGCATCTACTGCAGTAGGATTTGAAGGAGCTGGACAAGGTAAATTCTTAGAAGAGTCAGTTAGAATGAGTTCTGAAGCTAACACTAATCCTTTTGGATTAAATACTGCTACTACTCAAGTTGACTTAAGAGGTAGTTATACTGAGGTATTCTTTGAAATTGAAGCTGAAGACTTCTTAGGTAAAGATAAAGCAAGACATAGCTTTAACTTATTCTTAAACGAAGCTAACATGTTAGGAGCTGAGCAAGCTATTGCAAAGATCGCTACTATTGCAGAAGAGGTTGCAGGATTAGAGGCTTTAGTTACAGTTGCTGGAAGTACTGATTTAGCTACAGACAAAGTTGAAGGTACTGAAGCTTTAATTATTGGAAACACTTCTGTTACTACTGCTGCTTTATTTATCGCCGCTTAATACTAATTACTAGTATAATTTTATACAAAGAGCCTGGCTAAATGCCGGGCTTTTTGCTTTATATAATAGGGATGTTTTACTATTATTATTGTAATTATGACACACAATGAAATCGCATCTGCAATAAGAAATAAAGTAAGTGACGCTTTATCAGGTAATATAAGTGACCAAGCGTTCAGTATAGAACAGCTAATGGACGAAATTGATTTATCTAGATCATCAATAATAAATAAGCTTGCTCGTGGGGGTAAGCTATCCGTAAACGGACTTGTACAATCTATAGACACAATTCCAATAGAAGTTATTGAACCAACTGATTCTTGCGTTAGAGCCGTATCAGGACCTTGTTCAGGTATACCTGGGATAAAGGTACCTAGAATAACAGATGTGTTTGGTAAAGGAGGCGTAGAGTATTTAGGACTTGTAAACCTTCAAGAAAGTATTGATGTATATTTTGATCCAAATGATATAGAGATGCATAAATTTCGTATCAGGACTAGTAGACGACCTTATGCTTGGGTAGACTCTTCAGTAGATGCAAACAATATGAATAACATATATCTGTTTAACTTAGGAAAGTTTAACGCTTTAAGGTATTTAAAAATACGAGCAGTGTTTGATAATCCAGGTTCTATAAATGTATTAGATCCTGATGCAGAGTTTAGAGAGTATGCAGCTCCAGGATATGTCCAAGAGGCTATTATAGACGCTATTACGGAAAAGTACATTAGATACTTTAGGCAGTTATCAGTAAAGCCTTCTACAATACCAAATACACAAAACGATAATATAACTTAATAAAACATGGCACAAGAAGGAACATCTACTAGATCATACGATTTTATGTATGGAAAATTTTTACTTAAGAGTTTGTTTGGTATTGAGATAGACGAAGGTGATTATATTGAAATGGCTTATGGTATATATAGAGACATAGGTAATGTAAACCTTTCTGTGTATAAAGTAGGTTTTACAGTAGACGATACTTATACAGTACAATTACCTTGTAATGTGGAATCTATAGAAGCTGTTACAGACGGTGTTAAGGATACTTATGATAATGCTTTTAACTGGGATAATGGTTACACTGCTGGGTCTAATTATAGACTTCCTGATATTTTAGGAGGAGGTAGAGTATTAAATAGGCTTACTTTAAACAGTAGAGAGACTACACTACATCCATCAGGAAGTTTTATACCATATGATATTGAAGGTACTATAGGTAATAATAGTCTTAGGTTTTCTGAGGAGTTGCTAGGTACATCAGGAGAAATCATATATAGAGGTATGGTAGTAGACAACGACGGTAATCCTTTACTAAATAGAAAGGAAGCAGATGCTATAGCCTACAAGATGGCATTCTATGATACTCAGAAAAAGGTATTTATGAACGAGCAAGGAGCCGCAAGTAAGTTAGAATATATTCTAAAAGAAAGTGGTAGAAAAATGGCTGCAGCAAAAATACCAGAAAGAATGAGCCAAAATGAATTAGATAAGTTATTGACAGCTAGAACAAGCCACGATAGAAAGGTATACTGGTCTAGCTATAAACCACTACAATAATGCCTTTATGCTCTGTAATAGGATCTAGATACGAAAACACACTTTTAAAGCTACCCACTTTTAAAGAGCTCATGGATATATCAAATATACCTATGAAGATCAAAAAGGATAAGAATTATAAAGGTAATGTTATTAGATGCTCTGGGTACTCGGCGTACTCAAGAATGTTTAGTAAATACATAGAGTCTATAATAATAAAAGTGATACAAGGGGACGGAACATTTATATTAGAGAATATAGGAGAAGACAAACACTGGGCGCATATAAAAGTAAGATGGATATACGAGAATGAAAAAGAATATGAAAATATCCTTAAGACTAACTTCAGATCGTTAAATCTTTTTAAGACTGAAGGCAGGCTACCTATGCTAGTAATAGAGCTAAGTGGGGGAGATACTTTTGAGTTTATATCTACTAATATACTTAGAGCCCTTTCTTACACATGTAATAACTCTACTAAGGCTACACCATTTAATGGTGACTTAATAGATAAAGAAGAAATAATTAACAATATTAAAGATATTTATCCAGGACTTCTTGAAAGTTGTTACAGAAATATATTTAAGGTAGGATCTACTGTATTTATAAACAACCTGCGTAATGGAAGAGAAATGAGTATATTATCTCCTAGCTCAGTATTAAAGACATCTTATATTATAAGCAATAGAAGAAGGTCTTGGAGTAAAGATAAAAGGGAGTTTACCCCTAATATCACAGAATTAGTTAGATTTAGAAGAAGGTTAAACATAGATATTTATGGGAGAAAGTATTAATACATTCACAGAATTAAACACGGATTTTCATGCGGTTAATACCAAACCTAATGTTATGTCAGATGCTGTAAACGCAGCTCTTACTACTAGAGGAGAGAATCAGCTTATATTGCAAAACCTCAAAGGTAATAATGAGATTACAGGATTGGATAA